CGCCACTCTCGACGTCACCCCGATCAACTCCTCGGGCGTGCAGCGGATTGGCGGGATCCGCAATGGAGAGATCGGCTACACCAGCTTCTTCAACCCGACGGCAGGCCAGGAGCACACCGTACTGTCGGCGTTGCCCCGAACCGACCAGCAGGTCATGTACTGCCGTGGCACTACCCTCGGCAATCCGGCGGCATGCATGCTGGGCAAGCAAATCGACTACAACCCCACGCGCGCGGCCAACGGCGGCTTCACGTTCGCAATCCAGGCGCTGTCCAACGGGTACGGCCTGGAGTGGGGCCGACTGCTCACCGCCGGGCTTCGCACCGATACCGCAGCCACCAACGGCACCGGCATCGACGGCACAGCACAGACAGCGTTCGGCGCGCAGGCGTACCTTCAGGTCACGGCTTTCACCGGCACCGACGTCACTGTGAAGATTCAGGACTCCGCAGACAACGTGAGCTTCGCCGACGTCTCCGGCTTCGCGTTCGCCGCCACGACTGCGGCGCACACCACGCAGCGGATCGCCACCAGCAACACCGCCACCATCCGCCGGTATCTGCGCGCGGTCACCACCACATCCGGCGGCTTCACCAGCGTGACGTTCAGCGTCATGGTGAGCCGGAACCAAATCGCGGGGCAGGCCTTCTGATGGAACCGTTCCGCCTCGAACCGAACATGCCCGTCGGGGCTTACCAGACATTCCAGATCGCCAGCCCCATCGAGACGCACTGGCGGTCGGCGACATGCGAAGAGTCCGGGTGCGAGCAGTACGCCAACGGCTGGCGCGTCCGCGTCGAAGGTCTGCGGCCGGAGGATCTTCACGCGATTCGCACCTCGGGGCGGCGGTTCCGTCCGGTCGACGTTGCTGAGGGCGAGACGTGGCTGGTGTTCGAGCCAGGGCAGCCGTGCTTCAAGGCTGCGACGCACAAGGTGCCGTTGGGCCGGCCCGAGTTGTTTGTCGTGCGCGACGGCGACTGGCGCGGCAACCCGACCAGGCAGTCCTATCAGCACTCCAGCGCCGACGCATGGGTGGATCATTTCGCCACCCACCAGGACAAGCTCGCCGAGACTATCGAGCGCGGCTAGCTTCGGCTTCGCGCGCGGCCTGGTTGGCTCGGCGCGTTGGCCAGCCATTGCGCTTGCGCGCCTGGTTTTCGGCCTTGGTAATCCATCGACAGTTTCCGGGTTCGTAGTTGCCGTCCGGATCTTCTCGATCTATTACGTAGTCGCGCGAGGGGCGCTGACCCATATCGGCGAGGAAGTTCTCAAATGACTCCCATCGCTCGCATACGGTTATCCCTCGGCCGCCGTAGTACTGATAGGAACCGTTTCCCTCGTCACGGCAACGCGATCGCATGGCAGTCCACGACCGAAAAGCCAGAGTGTCCGACTTGCCGTGCTTGAAAGACGACCCCTTTTCGCCATTATAAGACGCAAGCTTAGCCTTGGCTTCCTCCGAGTGGCGCTTACCCTTCATCGGGTGGTCACACTTCGAGTTGTGTCCCGGCCGGAACTTGCTGACTCGACTGCGCCGCTCGTCAACCGTTGCGAACTCGCCGCAGCCGCACGCGCAGAGCGGCGGCTCCAGGGCATCGAATCTTGCCCGCTTCGCGATTGACTTCGGAGTTTGACGCAGCGCCTTGCTGATGTTCTGTCGGCGCTCAGAGCCGAAGCTTATGTGACGACCACAGGTGCAACCTTCGGGGCATTTTGGTTGCTTCGCAGTGTGACGGCCGCATTCACATCCTGATGGGCATTTGGCCATAGCCAATTCTAACATCCATGCCCACTCCAGGCCCTTCTCAATGCCATCCCTGAAAGGATGTGGTCCAAATCTCGAAACAAAGTGGCCTGGCGTGGAGCGCGCTCACTGTGGCCGATGCCGCTGCGTCAGCGCAGGACATCCGAAACGATCTTACAAACTTCCAATTCGCTACACCTCGGGCAGTCCAGGACGTTACCGGCATCGACAAGTCGGCGATGGAACGCCTGCTGCTCCTCGCGGACTTCACGATCACCATGAACGGCGTCTTCAACCCGGCGTCGAACATGAGCCACGACGTCTTCAAGACGATCCCGTCGACGTCGGTGACGCGGGCGGTGGCGATGACGGTGTCGGGCAAGTCGCTGTCGGCGAACGTCCTGCTGACGGACTACCCGCTGACGCGTGCGGCGAACGGCGCGCTCACCTTCGCCGTGCCCGGAAGCTTGGCCGACGGCGCCGTCCCCACGTGGTCGTAGGGGGTTGACATGGCTGGCTTTGAAGCCCGTCGCACCGTCTACAAGCTCGACTTCGAAGGCACCGACCTCGAAGGCCTCGAAGTTCGGATGCGCGCCGGCAGGCTCGGCGACATGCTCGACCCGTCCAACGCCGAGATCGGCCTCAACATCGACCCGGACAACCCGAGCGCCGAGGACATCAAGGCAGTCCGGGCCAAGTTCGAGATGATCGCCGAGTACCTGGCGTCGTGGAACCTCGTCGAAGACGGCGTGCCGGTCCCGGCAACGATCGAGGGCCTGATGGACCAGGAGCCCGCTTTCGTCGCGCAGATCTTCGCCGCGTGGCAGAAGGCGCAGGTCGCCGTCTCCGGCCCTTTGCCGAGCAGCTCGAGCAATACGCCTCCACCGGATCTTTCATCGATCCCGACGGAGTCGCTGTCGCCGAGCCTCCTGGCGAGCTGAGTAACGCCCGCTTGATTCTGGGCCTGGCCGAGCGCTGGGGCTGCCCGCCGTCACGGGTACTGGACGAGCCGGCGTGGGTGCTGCGCCTGCTGAAGATCGAAGGCATGGGCAAGCGCGAGGATCCCGAGTAGCTCGGCTGGGGGTGCGCCTCCGCCGTGGGCAACGTCATCGAGATCACCGTCAAGGTGAAGGATCAGGCTTCGGCGGAGACTGCCGCAATCGCCGAGAAGATCCGCTCGGAGATGAAAGCTGCCAGGGGAGGCGTCGAGGGCGTCAAGGTCCCGGTTGAGCCGGACATGGACGGCTTCGAGGAAGAGGTCACCACCCGAGCTCATCGAGCCAAGCCTGACGCGGTCAAGGTGCCCGTCAAGGTTGACGACGACGACTTCGAGGCCGAGTTCCGCAAGGCCATGGATGAGGGCGAGCAGGTTTCGGCCAAGGCCAGCACAGAGATGCGCCGCAGCTTCACTGCGATCGAGTCCGGGTCTCGGTCGCTGCGGGCGGCGATGGCCGATCTCGAACCTGCCGCACTGGAGGCTGGCGAAAAGCTGGAGGAGGCCGGCGAGAGCGCGGATCGGGCGGGTCGAAACGCCGAAGCCTCTGGGGGCGGCTTCAGCTCCGGCGCGATCCAGATGACCGTGATGGCCGCGGCGGCGTTCACTCTCATCCCCGCCTTGGCCGCAGTGCCAGCCGTCGCCGGGGCCGCGGCGGCCGGGGTGGCCGCGATGGCGCTTGGCCTCGGTGGCGTTATCAAGGCGCTGCATGACTACGGCGCCGCAGCCGGTGGTGGTGGCGAGTCTGCGGCGCAGATGGCGGCCACCGCCTTCTCCAACGCCGTCGCGATCAAGAATGCTGAGCAGGCAATCGCCGACGCCAAGAAGCAGGCTGCCCGCGAGGCGGAGGACTCCACCGAGCGAATCAAGAACGCGCAGCAGGGTGTTGTCGATGCCGAGCAGCAGGCCGCGAACGCCGCCCAGTCGTCCGCTGATCAGATCGCCTCGGCGCAGCGGTCGGTGGCGGATGCGGCGTACAACCTGGAGCAGGCCGAGCAGCGGCTGCAGGACGCCGAGAAGTCGGAGCTGGACGCACAGAAGGCGCTGACGCAGGCCCGTGAGGACGCCGCCAACCAGCTGAAGGATCTGAACAATTCCGCGGCGGACTCCCACCTGGCAGTGGAGCGGGCGACGCTGAACGTCTCCAAAGCCCAGGAGAACCTCGCCAAGGTCTTGGGGTCGTCGCTGTCGACGGACGACCAGAAGAAGGATGCGGCACTGGCGCTGAAGGAGGCGCAGCAGGGTCTGATCGACGCGCAGCAGCGCAGCGTCGAGGCCAGCCAGAAAGCCGACGCGGCGAACAAAACCGGCGTCGATGGCATGCAGCAGGTCGTGCAGGCGCAGGATGCGGTCACCAAGGCCAACCGGGGCGTCCAAGATGCACAGCACGGTGTGGCGCAGGCGACGCAAGCGCAGACCGACGCGCAGCTGGCTCTGGTCCATGCGACGCAGTCGGCGGCTCAGCAGCAGGTGTCCTCCGCCCAGGCCGTCGCCAAGGCCGAGCAGTCGCTGGCCGATGCGCAGCGGTCCGCGGACCGGCAGCGGCAGGACTCGATGGAGGCCGTCGCCAAGGCCGAGCAGAACCTGTCCGACACCTACAAGCAGCAGCAGCTCGCCGCCGCTGCAGCCGCATCTGCCGGCGGCGGGGCTGTTGACAAGTTCGCGCAGGACATGGCCGCCTTGACCCCGGCGGGCCGTGCGTTCGTCAACCAGTTGCTGAGCATGAGGGACGGCGCGAAGCAGCTGTCCGATACGGCGCAGACGTCGATGCTGCCGGGCCTGACGCAGATGCTGCGGGACTCCGGCCCAATGCTGCCGATCTTCAACGGCGCGATCCATGACATGGGCGGGATCATCGGCGGCACTGCGGAGCAGTTCGGCAAGCTCATGCAGTCTCCCGCATTTCAGGGGCAGCTGACGCAGGTGCTGAAGGACGGCGCGGGTTTCGCTAAAGACCTCGGCGACGGGCTCGTTGGCATGACGAGCGGCGTGATGCAGGCTGCGTCGCAGGCTGGCCCGATCGTCGCCGGGATCGGCGACGGCATCAAAACACTGATGACCTCGGGTATCCCGGACTTCTTCAACGGGCTGGCCACGAACGCCGACGGGATCGGGAAAGCGTTTCAGGGCATCGGCCAGTTCATCTCTAACCTTGCTGGTCCCCTCGGCATCGTCTCAGGGGCTCTGCTCAGCGCACTGGCCCCGGCGATCAAGGTCTTGGCGTCGCCGGATGTGCAGCAGCCGTTGACCTCGATCGCCACCTCGATAGGCCAGATCCTGATCGTGCTGTCGCCTGTGATCACGATGTTCGCGCAGGGCTTGGCGGGAGCGCTGCGGGTTGTCGCACCGATGCTGCAGTCCGTTGCGAAGTTCATGCAGGACAACCATCGCTGGGTGGTGCCGCTGGCGGAAGGGATCGGCATCGCCACGGCTGCGTTCTGGGGCCTGAACGCGGCCCTGGATGCGAACCCCCTGGTGCTGATCGCCGGGCTGATCGCAGGATTGGTCGGGGCCGTGATCTACGCCTGGGAGCACTTCGCCGGGTTCCGCGATTTCGTGAAGTCGCTTTGGGCCGAGGTGAAGCGGCTGTTCATGGACGGGGTTCACGCGGTCGAGGTAGCCCTGAGCTGGTTCGGGTCGCTGCCGGGAAAGTTCGCGCGGTGGCTGGGCGATGCAGCATCTGCTGTCGGCCACGGCGTCAGCGAGGCCGTTTCCTGGTTCGCAGGGCTCCCAGGGCGTGTCGGCTCGGCGATCGCCGGTTACTTCTCCCACCTTGGCGCCGAGTTCGGCGGCTGGATCGGCGGCGTCGTCGATTCCGTCGCACGCAAGGGCGGCGAGGTCCTGCAGTGGTTCCGCGACCTCCCAGGAAAGATCGTTGCAGCCCTGGGAAACGTCGGCAAGATCCTCTGGAACGCTGGCGCGCAGCTCATCGAAGGCTTTATCGACGGCATCGGCTCCATGTTCGGTGCTGTCAAGGACAAACTCGGTGACCTGGTCGACAAGCTCACCGACTGGAAGGGCCCGCCAGCCAAGGATGCCGTACTGCTGACCCGCAACGGCCAGTTGGTCATCCAGGGCTTCATTGCAGGCATCGATGACCAGATCCCGGCGGTGAAGGCCAAGCTCGGCGGTCTGACTGCCTCCCTGCCGACGCTCGCCGCAGGCGGTACGGCGGCCGTCGATTCGCTACGACTGCCCGGCCCCAGCAGATCTCTTCCATCGCAGCCGGTCGGAGGCGGCGGCGTGATGCGCCTCGAACTCGACTGGGCTCCGGGCAGCAACCACGGCGACGAGCTCCTGACATGGCTTCGCCGCAGCATCCGCGTCATGGCCGGATCCGGCCCCAACAGCGTGCAGCAGGCTCTCGGTCAGTAAGGAATCTCATTGAGCTACAAGTGTTACAACGCCGCGGCGCCCACGACGGCGGCAATGGCCGGGGTCGCCACCGCCAACGGCGTCAAGACGATGCTCCAGATCGCGGCACCATCCACGCGCGACCTGGAGATCATCTCCTGGGGCTACAGCGTGTCTGTGACGCCGCCCGGCATCAGCACCGTCGAACTGCTGCAGACTGACGTAGCCGCGACCGTCACCGCCCACATCGCCTCCGGGATCATCTCGCGCGACCCCAACGCCACGGCGTCGCTGGTAACACTCGGCACGTCGGCGACCGGCTACACCGCCACTGTCGAGGGCGCCACCACCGCTACCCGCGTATTCGACACCCAACTGCTCGGCGTTGCCGCAGGAAACGTGGACTTGGTCACCAACTGCCAGTTCATGCCGGACGAGGAGCGGTGGATCGTGGCCCGATCCAAGTTCCTGCGCGTCCGCACCACGTTCACCTCCACCACGCCGCTGTTCCTATGCTGGGTGACGTGGCGGGAGATTGGCTGAGCCGTGGGAATCGCGCCGCTGATCGCCGCCGTTCGGCGCAAGCCGACGCACTGGAAGTTCGGCTTGCCTGCCACGGCAGGTACGGCCGCCCCGGTGCTGGACGGCGGCGACGGCGGACCCATAGGGCTCACCGTCGAGATCTTCATCAAGTCGGCTTGGACCGACATCAGCAGCTACGTCTACTACCGAGGTAATGTCGGCGCCGCCATCACACGCGGACGGGCAGATGAGACGTCGCAGATCCAGCCGCAAACCGCCAAGGTAGTCCTCAACAACCGAGACGGGCGCTTCTCCCCCCGCAACCCCACGGGTCCCTACTACGGGCAGCTGACCCGGAACACGCCCATTCGCATCTCCCGCATGAACAACGGCATCCGTCGGTACCGGTTCTACGGCGAAATACCGGCGTGGCCGCCCGCATCGGACATCTCCGGCAGCGACGTGACCGTCACCGTCACCGCCGCCGGCATGCTGCGTCGCCTACGACAGGGTAATCAGCCGCTGCGCTCTGCACTTTTTAGGGCGTTCACCATCGCTTACACGTCACCGGCGTTCATCTTCCATCCGGCAGTGGCGCCTGTCGCCTACTGGCCATGCGAAGACGGCGAGAGCTCCACCCAGATCGCATCAGGGCTCACGGGCGGAACGCCGATGACGGTCTCGGGCTCCCCCACCTTCGCGTCTGACTCAACGTTCCCTGGCTCATCGGCACTCCCCCTGCTCAATGGGTCAATTTGGAGCGGCGCCGTTCCATCAACAACTGGTATCACCGCAAACGCCCTGTGGCTCGTGCTGTCCGTGCCGGCTGCCGGCGACAACGACAACAGCGTCATCGCGCGCATGACTACCAGCGGAACTGTCGCACGCATCGATCTTGTGTACACCACCGCCGCCGCTGGAACGCTCACCATGTACGGCTACAATGCGGCCGGTACCCAGCTGTTCTCCTCGGCAGCGTTCAGCATCACTGGCGTCACCGGAACACCAGCCATGCTGACCATGAACCTCACGCCCGACACCATCCCGGGATCCGTTGATTGGCAGCTGAACTACGGCCCCCTCGACCTGGCGCTCCCCGGCGGCAGCGCGGTGGGCTCAGTTTCCGGATCGCTCGGTTCGCCTCTACAAATCACGATCAACCCCGACGGGCGCCTCGGCCAGACGGTAGTCGGCCACGTCGCCTGCCAGACGGCCTTCGATGATGGATCATCACTGTTCGGTGCACTAGATGGCCACAACAACGAGCAGCCGATTATCCGCTACGCACGGCTATGCGGCGAGCAGAACGTGCCAGCCGTGGCGACCTTTGGCGCAACTATCGGCGACGATGCAACCGTCATGGGCCCCCAGGGAACCGATACGTTCGGCAATCTGATCCAGCAATGTGCCGACGCCCTCTTCACCCCGATGTTCGAAGCTCGCGATCAACTATCGCTGGTGTTCCGCAGCAAGAGCACCATGTACAACCAGGCCGCCAAGCTGACCCTGGACATCGGGCAGCACCAACTCTCGGGCCCCTTGACGCCCGTCGACGACGACCAGTTGACCCGCAACGACATCACCGCAACACGCATCGGCGGATCATCCTACGAACTGGCACTGACCTCGGGGGCAATGTCGACGCAGTCGCCGCCCAACGGGATCGGCCCCTACCCCTACAGCTACGACCTCTCCCTGGGAAGCGATTCGCTGCTGCCCGACCAGGCGGGATGGCGACTGCGGTTCGGAACGGTCGACGAGCCGCGGTATCCAACGGTTCCGGTAAACGTGCGCAGGTTCGCCGGCAACATCGACCTGACTAACGCGGTACTCGCGATCGACATCGGCGACCGACTGGACGTCATCAATCCCCCGGGGCCGGAGTTCCCACCCGACCCGATCAGCCAGATTGCGCAGGGCTACACCGAAACTCTCGGCATCTACGAACACGACATCGTCTTCAACTGCAGCCCCGCCTCCCCGTGGAACATCGGTTACCTTGACGACCTGGTCTACGGCCACGCCGACACTGACGGCTCGACCCTGGTCGGCGACTATCCGCTGGGCACCGAGACCACGCTGCGGGTAGCGACTACCGGTGCCGCGACCGGCTCCCCGCTGTGGACCACCAGCGCAGGTGACTTCCCCTTCGACATCAACGTTGGCGGCGAGCGCATGACCGTCACCAACATCGCCGGCGGCGCCTCTCCCCAGACCTTCAGCGTGACCCGCTCGGTGAACACCGTTGTGAAGACCCAAACATCAGGTACCGACGTCCGGCTATGGCAGCCGATGTACACGAGCGTTTAAGGAGGGCCGTTGGCAGCCCGCACAATCCCGACGCTGCCGACGTGGACCGCCGGCATGCGCGTCACCGGCGCGAACCTCGCCGCCATGGTGAGCTATCAGAGCTTCTGGGCGAATCCGCCGATGTTCTCGATGTACCAGGCGGTTGCCCAGTCGGTGCCGAACGCGACCGACACGCAGATCCTCATGGACACCTCCGAGCACGACACGGAGTCTGGCCGAAGTGGGTCATCCCCGTACTCGTTCACCATCCCATCCGGGCAGGGGGGTCGCTGGCGGTTCACCGCATGTGTCAAATTCGGCGGAAATGCCACCGGAATCCGCCAGACGAAAATCTTCAAGAACGGCACATTGGTTAACGCAGCACAGTCCTCCGGCCAGGCCGGCCCTGCCAGCGACTTCACGGGCCCGGCCCTAAGCAGGGAATTTCTGTGCATCGCTGGCGACGTGATCGCGGTTTACGGCTACCAGAACTCAGGCGGCGCACTGAACACCAACGTTGGCGGGTCGCTGAACAGCTTCTTCGAGGGCCAGCTGATCTCGCTCGCCAGTCCTTGATGGAGGAAGTCATGCACCCGAGCGACCTTCCCGGCTGCCACCGGTGCGGCGGCGAGCCGCAATTTCAATGGTCACGACGCGCGACGGCGCAAGAGGCTGCGGTACAGAAGTCGGAGATTTCGCGCCTGCAGGGCCGTGTGCTCACCGACGCCGAGATCGCCGAGCGGTACGGGCCTCTGCGTGTAGCGGTGACGGGCTGCGCTGAACATCACCTCGGCCTGGACTCTGCTGACCCAGGTTCCGGAGCCGGCCTTCGGGCACTGGTGCACGAGTCCGACTGCACTGGCCATTACCAGTGCCGGTGCGATGATGATTCGCGCTGATGGTTGTAGTAGTACCGGGCGAGCGCTTGGCCGAACTCGCGCCGGTAGTCGGCGCAGGTCGGCAGGTGGTCGCAGCGCATCGCCTTAAAGTCGGCCACGATCATCTCGTACCACTGGTCGCAGGTCATGCCGCGGCGGCCAGTCACTTTCTGACGTTCGGGTGTCGGCACCATCTGTGGACTGAACGGCGCCGTGCCGCTGACGGCAAGGCGGCCCAGTCGCTCGTCCCGGAGTCGACGCGCACGCTTCCAGCGTGCCGTCCGCCTTCGCCGCCGCAGCCTGATGCAGCCCACGTAGAGCGCGGGTAGTCCGACGTAGAGCACGAGGGCGAAGGCTGCCTGCCAGCGAACCATGGCTACCCCTCCTATAAGCATTCTGCGATAGCCGACCGCACATCGCAGGTGCTCGTTCCGTGCGGTCGTAGTGGGTTCCCCTGAGGGGCGATCCGGTGCACGGCATGAGGCAAGTCGCGCTAAGACCCGCGCGCTTCTGGAGGCGCCGGACGAGCGACTCGGCGATCTCCGCGATATCGAGACTGAAGGACGGTGAGCCGTGACGATCTTCGGCCCGGACATCTCCTCCTACGAGCACGGCCTGAATGTCGCCGGGCTGGCCGAGCCCTTCGTGCTCGCCAAGGTCACCGAAGGCACCTACTACCGCGACAAGGACTGGCCTGCGTTCCGTGACGCCGCCCGCAGGGCCGGCAAGCTGCTCGTCGCCTACCACTTCGTCACCGGTGAAGACCCCCACGCGCAGGCCGCCAACCTGGCCGGCTGGATCGGCGACAAGAGCATCCCCGTGATGCTCGACTTCGAGCCGACCGGCAACTCCCATCCGACTCACGCCCAGCAGCTGGCGGTCGCCGACGCAATCAACGCGGCGGGCATGCGCGTGAAGTTGTCTTACACGCCCCGCTGGTACTGGCAGCAGATCGGCTCCCCGAACCTAACCGGGCTCACCGCCCGCGGCATCGGCGTGGTGTCCTCGGCATACCCGAACACGTCGATTTCGGACCCGCCACGGGACTACGCGGCCGACGGCGGCGACACCGGGCCCGGCTGGGCACCCTACGGCGGCATCACACCCCTGCTGTGGCAGTTCACCGACGCCGGCGCCGAGCAGGGGCAGCGCATGGACTACAACGCCTACCGCGGCACGGCTGCCGAACTAGCGGCATTCCTCGGCTCCACCCCTACGACAGGAGGCACCATGTCCGACGGCACCATCCCCCCGGCCATCAAGGACTGGTGGCCGATGCTCACCAAAGACTTCCCGCCCGGCGCGCCGTACAGCACGGCGGACAACACCATCTGGGCGAAGGCCGCGGCCATGGCGGCCGGCTATCTCATCGACGCCACGCACAGGGACCTCGGCGCCAAGCTCGACCAGTTGCTCGCACGGCCGACCGCGGCCCCGGTGGACATCGCCGCGTTGGAGGCGTTCATCGTCGAGCACCAGGCCGCCGGCACATCGGCGCCCGAACTCGCCGCGGCGCTGGTCGAGCACCTCGACTTGAAGCTGACCGCGAAGTAGGCCCACAGCTCGACCCTTCGATTTCCGGCACAGGGACCACATGGCATCACACGGCCTGCTCGCTGCGGCGCTACCCGTTCTGGCCGGCGCCCTGCCGGGGATCGCCGCGATCGGCGCGCTCGCCTATAAGCACCGCGAACAGAAGCAGAAAGAGCAGGAGTCCCACAGCGCCGAGCAGCACCGCGAGTTCGAGGCCGCGCGAGAGCTCACCACCACGGCCCTGAGCCTGCTGGAGCCGGTGAAACGGGCGCTTGGCGAGGCCGAGGAACGCATCAAGGCGCTGCAGAAACAAGTCATCGACCTCGAGACCGCGGCGGCGACCCTCACCGCCGCCATGGAGACGCTGACCGCAGCATCGCAAGCCGAGCGGGCCGAGCTCGAAGCCCGACTGGCAGAAGTCACCGCCGAACGCGACGCGGCCACCACAAAACTCGCCGAGGTCACCAACGAACGGGACGCGCTCCTGGTAGCACTCGCCGAACGAGACGCCGAACTCGACGCACTCCGGCCCCGAACCCACGGCAGCGCAGCCTAAGGGAGTGAAGTGAGTCGTGCCGTTCCGCCTGCACCGCCACCACCCCAACCCCGCCGCCGCGGCCGAACGCCGGCGCCTCGTGGTACCACTCGAGCGAGTCCAGGAACGGCTGACAGACCTCGGTACCGACCTCGACACCCTCGCCGCAGATGTCAGCAGTGTCGCCTCGCGGATGCGGCAGATGGCCGAGCAGGTTGCGACCCAGACAGGAGGCGCCGGCGATGACTGAAGGACGCGATGCCACCGACGCCGAGAAGCTCGCCGAAGCCGCCGGGCTGGTGACGCACAGCACCGAATCGCTCGTCGAGCAGATCACAGCGCTGCGCCAGGACTTCCGGGCCGCTCGCGATCAGGCCGACGCGGACCTCGATGCGGCCAAGGCGCAGGCGGCGGCCGATGTG